CAAAGAAGAGAGATGCAGTTGTGGAGGCAGTCGCTGAAGCTTTTAGGAGAGCAAGTGGAGTACCGGAAGACAAGAAAGAACAAGAACCAGTTCAGGACCTAGCGCTGGAGTGTGTGCATTTCCCTAGTTGCCCTAAGCAATTGGGGATAACTACGGGGGTGTGCGGACAAAAGTGTGAAGGTCATCACTGTGTTCATAGAATGGATTGTCTTCCTGAGAAGGACGACTTCCAAGTTGAAGGAACTGAACCAGTGATATTAACGAGATCTCTTGTTGAATCGGCAGTAGCGACAGTGTTGAAGGAGCAAGGTTTGATCTTGGGTGAAGAAGAAGATGAAGAAGAAGTTGAGATAGGACCCTTGATCGAAACCGTTGCAGAGGCAGAGGACGAGCAAGTTCATGAAGCATTCCATACGGTGGAGATGTTTGAACGGTTTGTTGGCGAGATTCGGAATGTGGATAACCCTGTGGGGTATTGTTCGGTTGTACGGATATGGAATGTATTAGTGATACCAGAACACGTGTTGGATTTGATGGATAAGGATAATGCCAAGAATATAAGCTTGGCTGGAGGACACGGATATTCTATTTCGATGACGATGCCATACGTGAGAAAGGATTGGGTGAAGATACATGGTATGTTGGATACAGTGTGTTTACCAATACCGACACAATTGGCTTCGTGGCCAGCATTTACAGAGAAAACGATGTGCATAGCGACAGTAGGAAGCTTTAAGGCTAAGATGTATACTAAAGCACCGCATATGAAAGGACAGCAGGGGATGCAGAATTTCGATGCGACAGTGATGGAGTCGGATGGACTACCTGTATGCAAATATAGAGCAGATCATGCGTTGGGCTTTTGTATTTCGCCGATACTTACAAATGAAACGCCAGCAAGGCTATTCGCCCTGCACCATGCAGGAGGAAAAACGACGAGTATTTGTGAGGCAATTTGTCTAACGAAGGAAGGATTGGAAGAGATGCGAGAACTAGGGAAAAAATCGGCTGTGGAGCAGGCATTACAACGTTGGAGCGTTGATCCTGTACTACGGTCAAACTAGTATTCGGCACACCTTTGGTAATTCCATTGAATTGGTACGGGTTCCTGGGGGCTAAGTTTGAAAAGCCCGTGAACGAGGGTGTGCCGGAAGTGGAAGGATTTGAGATAGCGCAGGCAAAAACTGGTTTTCCAGTATCTGTGTTTCGTCAGGATGAAGACTATCGACTTTTCTTGTTAGAAGGAGGCGTTAAAAAGCAGAATGTTACGAGTGCCGTTAGGCCGTCGACCTTCGAAGCAGGATGGAGTTTGAGTTCAGGTCAAAGTCCTACGATATTTAATACACGAGTTCTTAGGAAGAACTTGGTGTTGTTGAAGCAGAAAGGAGAAGTGAAAGTTGAGGATTCCACCTTTTTTGGGGCCATAGATATTGTTTTGGAGGAACTTTTTAAACATGGCTGTGGTGGATTTAAGGAGCTTAGCGAGTTCGAAGCGCTATTCGGGACACCGGATGGTAATTTGGGTCCGCTAAATATGCGCTCCGCAGCAGGAGCGTGTATGAAGTTAGGATCAAGTAAACAAGTTGCGTGGGAGAACGCACCTGGTACTTGTGTGGAGATGGAGCGAGATGATTATGATGCAATAATAAACCTTGATCGAGAGGTGTATGCATGGATCTCCAAGACTTCGCTTAAGGATGCACGCTTGGATAATGAGAAGATAGCAGACGAGAAGGGAAGGATTTTCCAAGCACAAGCGTTCCCTGTGTCGATAACAGGACGCCGGTTAATCGGAGGTTTCATCGCGCGGTTCATGGAAGCGTGCAAGCGTGGTGGATTTTTCGGTGTGATCGGTTTCGTGTTAGCGCGTGGGGGATGGCATGAATTATTAGGAGAACTCACTGACGGATTCGATTTAGAAAGAATTTTGAAGACATATCCGGGTGATGTGAGCAAGTACGACAAGGGATGGTTGTATATATGGCACTGTGTGTTAGTGTGGATGCTAACAGTGTTGTGTGCTGATCCAGTATTGGGAATACGGATTAATCGGCATTACGATAGAGTTTTGCGTTCACCGACTATGTTAGCTATTCTCGGTTTGATTATATTGTTAACGAAAGGACAACCGAGTGGGGATATAGCAACGATAGTTTTTAACACAATAGTGTTGGTGCTACAATATTGTCGAGCTTATTGTACGATAGCGCCGCCTAATTTCTGGAATGCACGGGATTGCTTCCAGAATATGATCTTGAAGGCGGGAGGAGATGATTCGATCAGTACGTTATCTACACAGATGCGTGCATGGCTAGGACGTGGACAAAGATGGGAAGATTTGATTCGCGATACCTTTGCAGCATCAGGATGGGTGATTATACTGGAGGAGAAGGCATTATTGGACGCAGAGTTCATGGGATATGGATCTACGTTGGCAGGTGTGGACGAAGAAGAAACGATATATACAGGATTAAAGTTCCTACCAGCCTTACCTTTGAATGCAGTGATGGCCATAGATGAGTGGTTTAAGTTTAAATCAGATGCGGGCGTTCCGAAAGAGTTGAAAGACGTCTCTCGGTATGCTGCGGCATTTGAGAAAGCTTTCCCACATCTTTGGTCGAGAGATGAGGAGGCACAAGAGTACGTTGCCATTGCGGAATGGTGGCTTGCTCGAGTGCGAGCAAAATATTGGGATGATCCATGCCCAGATACAAGAAAGGCAGCTCGAGGAGTGCCAAGTCTAGCAGACCTAGGCGAATTGTACTTTGGGCGTCCCATACCACAACCTTTTTTAAATGGAAAGTTGGAAAAGATTCGTGAAAGACGGAGAGAAAGGGGAAACTAAAGAGGGAGTGGATGGATCAGCGGGACCAGGTGCCGGAATCGTCCCGTGTTATGGAAATTACTGTGGACCGGGGCACCCGGTCGACACAGCTCATTTGGTCGAACCGATTGACGAGTTGGATCGAGTTTGCGAAATGCATGATGCTTGTTATGAAGCCGGTGTAAACCGAGCTGATTGTGATGGAGCAATGGCTAATGAGATTTCAGAGATTGAGGAGCCAGCTAGTATGTGGGGGAAATTCTACATGTCCGTTGCAGACAAGTACATGGATGCCGTAGGCTCGAACCATAAGCTGAGTCTTGTACAATTGATGGAGCAAGCAGAAGCCGAAAAGAATCCTCGACACTATATACAAGAAGTGTTGAAAGAAAAAGGAATATCGGCACGCGAGGCACACAAATTGTCAGGAGAGGTGAAAAGTCTGATGTTGGAGAAACCAAAAGAGAACCCCCCATTGTTATTATTAGAGAGTGAAAATAAAGGGGGACGCAAAGGGCGTAAGGGGCGCAAGGGACCGAAGGGTGGTCAAGTGCGCATAAGCGCCGGAGGAATAGTCGTTGGAGTCGGAGGAGGCCGAAGACGAGGAAAAAGAGGAGGACGTAAGTTTGGAAAATTCAAGAAGTCGATGCGGAAGCAACGAATGGCTAACAGGAAGGTGGTTCAGCAAATGACCATTCAGCCAAGCTCTGCAGCGATGCTTCACCCTTTGAAACGGGTGCGGCCGTCGAAGCGAAATAGGGATGGGGAGCGGATTATCGGAACGGATATTCTGTTTTCCTTCACTACCGATGCGACAGCAGCCCACCATGATGAGGGGTCGCAATTGTTGACTTTTCCATTGTCACCAGGTGATTCTGCCTGGAATAACACGCGTCTAAAGCAGTATTTGCCACTGTACCAGAAGTTCCGTTTTAGGAAGTTCCGATTGAGATATTATCCGATCGCGAACAGGACGGTGTCTGGTCAAATTGTGATGTACATCGATAGCGACACAACGACAGATTATTCGTCGATCGAGAGTACATTTGCGGCAATTCAGACAATCATGGCCAGAACAGGAGAAAGGCCGTGTCAAATATCGGAAGAAAGATCTACAAGATATGTGGATTCACTGGGAGGTGATCCAGATCAGACTTTTTTCAACTACCCGGCGGCAGGGTCAGCAACGACAGACCCGAGGTTGTACTCACAAGGGCGTGCCTTTGTGTTTGCAGTTTCGGATCTGCCTAACTCAACTGCATGCGGGGTTTTTGTGGCAGAGTACGATATTGAGCTCTTTGGAAGGGCAGTGAAGAATGATCTGGTATCGTCATCGCAGTCGGCGATCAATGATACAGATGGAAAAGGATATGGTACACATGTGTGCTACATAGCTTGGGATCCAGATTATTCAGGACATACGGTTGCAGCAAGTGCAAATCCTACGGTGGATTACTTGCTAATGGGAGCATCTACGGGAGCGGCAGGGTCACTCCCGTTGTTTAATGCATCGACAGAGCCTAATGCAGATTTTTTCAGAACAACGAATGCGCAAGGGATTGTTGCAAGTTGGGATAACAATCTGCACCGCATCACCATACAGCACTGGCCGTTGAGCAAGTGCATGGTGACCGCGCAGGCAAGGATGACAGGAACGACAGATGTTATCGATCATTCTTTGTATGGAAATGAAGGGCCAACGGTTACGGTGACGCAGGGGAGCGTCACACAGGTGTCAGCTGTAGGGAAATATGCAAGTCCAGCCGATGGAAAGGGATGGATAGTTGCAGTGCAAACGTATTTGACAGATTTGACACCAGGGACAGACATCTATTTGACTTGGGCCAACGATTTAGGCACGGTGAATGCTGCGGCAGGAACCATGTCTTTTGAGGGCACGTTGATTATCTGTGGAGAGAACAAACAGTTGTCTGTCAGCAAATGCGGCTTTGAGGAGACAGCAGAACATTTTGGAAATAAGAATTTGTGCAAACAGAAGTCGCATACAGCAAAGAGAAACTGCTTCGCTTATGGGCGGTCTTGTGCTTGGTGTGCCAAGCAGATAGCCCTAGCGCGGATGGAGGAGCAGAAAGAGAAAGAGGAAAAAGCACACGATGGAGCGCACGAGTTGTTGTCAGCCCTTAAAGGGTTGTTGGTTAAGCCACCTGTAGAGAAGGAACTCTCGAAACAGGAGACAACTCGCATTCTAGAGGAGAATGATATTGCGAAGAAATATTATGAAGAGAAATTGATGAAGGCAAGAAGAAGAGCCCTATTAGCTGCTGAATTGGGAGCACTCCCAAAAGCAGTGAAGAAAGGGTTGGCAGCCTGCGAGGAGTTCCCAGACGACGTCCTAATAAAGGACGAAGTTCCTGCGATACGAGCGAATGCCTATCGCATGGGTCTCACTGAGAAGAAGTGAGATGGAGGAGCGGATGAAAGGTCCGTCAGAACCTAGAAAAATCTGACAACCTGCGCGGTTGGACCGGCGGCAGGAAGTTCTATGGTATGACAGAGATACGAAATGTTTCTCACATTAGAGCTAGGCTTTGAGTTACGAGGTTGGTTGAGATGATCGGCTAAGTCATTCAAAGATGATTTGGTTGGTCTACTCCGAGACCTCGGTTTCCATTACTGAAAAGAGGAG